CTCGTACATCGGTGGCAGGCACACCCATACCGACCGGGCGCAGTAGCTGGTCGTCTCCGGTATCGACAGCGCCCACGGTTCCTCGGCGACGAAGTAGTCCAGCGGCTCGTCCGCGACCATCCAGTAGTCCTCGGCCGCCGGGACCGCACGGATGTCGCCGTCCCACGGCCCGCCGACGAACAGCGCCAGCCGGCAACCCGTCCGCGGCCCGTCGACCCTCGGCGGCCTGACCGGCGGCGTCGGCCGGGTCCGCTGGAGCACGCTGCGCATCTCCCGCACCAGCCCCACCGTCGCCACAGCGTGCTCGCTCCGGCGGGCCGGGGGCGCGCCCATCGCATCCAGCTCCGACTCCGACCAGTGCGGCTCCGGGCGGGCGTAGATCGAATGCGGAGACGTCGTCCGGCCATCACCCCAACGCCTCTGGCAGTCCTGGGTCGCGAACCACGCCGACGGGCCAGCCGGCTCCAGCGGCACCCCGCAACCGCAGGCACACAGGCTCTCCGTGGCCGCGTCGATAGCGGAGAGGATGTCCGAGGTCATCACTCCACCGTCCAGGAAGGGTCGTAGCCGGGACGGTCGGCGTAGATCGAGGCGAGGATGTGCAGGACGTACGGCGGCAGCCTGCGCCCTGCCGCCACGTGGAGCTGGCACGGCTCGTTGGAGTCGTCGTCGTCGCATGGTCGCCCTGGGTGCGGGTCGGCCCAGCGAGCGACGGCGGCGAGCATCTCGCGGTGTGCGGCCACGCCGCGGAGCACGCGGGCCGGGTCGTACAGCTTGATCAGATCCAGACCAGCGCGGATCGCGGGCTGGGCGTCCCTGAACCGCGCCTCAACCGACGGCAACGGCCAGTACGGGCGGCCGTCCCGGACATCGACGTAGCGGTCCGCGACCGTCCGGGCCAACTGCTCATCCTGGTCAAGCTGGGCGGTGAGCCAGACGACAAGATCCACCTCGCTCACGACACCGTCACCTCCGTCATCCCGGACACCGCAGCCGTCCACGTCGTCACCCATGGATCATCAGGGTCGGTGCCGGAGGACATGATCTGCTCCACCGCGATCTTCACCATCTGCGAGCCGGTGAACTCCCGGTCGAAGGTGTTCACCGCCCACGCCAACGCCTCGCCCAACGACTCCATGCCGCCACGGGAGGCCGCAATGTGGCGCTCCTCGGTGCCTTCCCGACCCTGGCTCATCAAGCCGTCCTTCTCGATTCCATCTCAGCCTCGTACAAGCCGCGCAAGTACTCCCGGTAGTCATCCGGTGTCAGCACCCGCCGGCAGTCCGGCCACCCGCACTCGATGTCCGCCTCCGGGAACTCCTGGAACAAGGTCACGTTGTGACAGGCCGGACACGCAACCGTGATTACCTTCGGCGGGGCATCCCACCTGCCGCAGGCGGCCATCAGGACCCGGTAGATCCGGCCCACCGTGGCGGCAGCCTCAGCGATCGTGACGCTCCGTTGGCACGCCCAGTCGATCCGGTCGAGCAGCCAGCTGCACAAGATCGGCACCTGGGGAGTGGGCCGTCCTTCGTTGCGCTCGTCGGCCCAGTCCCTCGCGATCGCCTCGAGCTCGGTCGCCACGGCGAGAGAGCCGACCTGGTCCTCGTCGCCGCCGGGCTTGAGCCACCAGTCGCCCCGCAGCTTCACGGCCAGGCTTGCCGGCCGTGCCGGTGCGAGCAGGTCCGTCGGGTCGATCCGGATCGGCACCGGAGCCTCCCTGGCGCCGCTCACGCGCGGCTGGTGACCGCGGCCGTTGACGGGCCCAGCCGGCAGCGAGTGGGCCACGGGGTCCGCCGGCCAGTCGCTCGCGCGGCCGCCGGCCATCCAGCCGGGCTCGCGAATGATCTCCTTGACGCGCCCTTGGTCATCTCGGACGGCGGCCGATCGGGTGCCGGACCGCTCGTCCCGCTGGACGTAGCCGAGGCTCGCCAGCTCCACACACAGGTCCGGGATAGCGGAAAGGGCCCTGTGCAGCCGCCAGTAGTCACGGGAGCAGACCAGCCAACCCGGCTCCACCGTGCGCGACTCGTCCTCACAGACAGTGCAGATCATGGGAGTCGCCCTTCGGGCTCCCCGCCTACGTCACTCACAGCTACTCCTCATCTATGCGGATCATCCGTCGCATATCGCTGCCCCGATCGGTCCTGGCCCGAGAATCGGCTGACCCCTACTCGCCAGTAACCCGCGCGCCGTCACGTTGCGTATCCCTGCTCGGCGGATCCTCGATCGAGGCGAGGTCCAACGGCCGGGCGCTCGCCAACGCCTGACCGACGTCGTCCGCCCACCACCGCCACACCCCGTAGTACTGCTGCCCCCGCCGCCCCTCCCACCAGCACGCCAACACCACCTCATGCGGTGTCAGGTCGTACTCGTGGGCGACGACGGCGATCGACTCCCCGGCGCGGACCATGCCGGCGATCGCGTCGGTGCTGATGCCCTTGATGTGCGGGCGTCCCCAGCACTTCGCCGGGTCTATGACGATGTGGGGACGGGGGTAGTCGGGGCTCATCGGCGCCCATTCCGCTGCGGACACGACGGGCAGGTACAGAGCTGCTCCACGCACAGGATCGACCCGGCGGCCTCACGGAGGAGGTCGCTGACGCTGGTGTCCCGGCGGGCCGCGACGTCACGCAGGGCCGCCCTGAGTTCGGGGCGCAGCCGCACGGAGATCGGGTTGTTTGCCTGGTCCTCGCCGGAACGATCCTGGTCAGGCTGCGTCATCCGGCCCGTCCTCCTTGGCGATCTTTTGGGTAGCGGCTTCGTCGCCCGCCTCCGGCGGCAGGGTCGGCGTGAACTCGGCCCCCATCAGCCGCAGGACCTCAAGGTCACTGAGGACCGCCAACCGGACCGACGCCGGCGCCTGGGACCACGACTCGTGGACGACGAGCGTGTACCGGACGCCACGAGTCGCCAGCCCCCGGAGGGCCCGGTGCCCCTGGGTTGTCGACACCGCGATCACGTCCCGCACCGGGATGCCACGCTCCCGGCGCCACCGCGCGGTCTCATGGACCGGACCACAGACGATGTAGCGGTCGACCAGCGGAGCGTCACCCATCTGTCTTCTCCTCCGGGACGCTGGACCCGATCGGCTCCCAGATGCTCCATCGCTCGCAACCTGGGCATTGCCGCTGCTCGTGGGTCTTGGCCATCTCCTCAGCCCAGTCGAACCACTGGAGGTACCCGGGCGGTTCGGGAGTGTGCTGGCCGACGTTCGGGCACTCGGGGTTGGGGGTCACGCGGCGGCCGTCGTCATAGCCGCACAGGTAGACCGCTCGCTGTCGGGTCACGGCTTCTCCTCCGGGTTGTCGTTGTCCCGCGGCACTCGGGCGCGGTGCGCCATCCCTGGCATCGACTTTCGGCACCAGGAGCAGAAGTCGTGGTCGGGCTTGTGGCACTGGTCGCAGATCGGGTCGTGGCCCCATCGCAGGCAGAGGACCCTGCCGACCGCGTCACTCAGGTCGAGGCGTCGATGAAGCGGCCAGTGGTCGTCGAGCCACCACGACCACTCGGGGCGGCCGTCCCACATCCAGTGCATGATCCGTTTGCGAAGGTCACGTCGAGGCATCGGTTACCTCCACCCATGGGCCGGAGTACGAGCTGCCGCCCGACCACGACCTGACGGTCCGCATGACGAGCACCGCGATCATCTGCGGCACGTCGGCCGAGTCCTCGACGAGCGCGGAGACCTCGGATTGCGCCGTTTCGCGATTCCGTCGGACGTGGTATTCGTTCGGCGGCAGCACTCGTCCGGTGGTGGCGAGCCGGTAGGTGGCCGCCCATTCGGTGCGGGTTTCTCCTCCGTCCGGAAGGAGACGGCCAGCGACTTCGAGGCGGGCGCGTTCCTCGGCGCGGATGGCTTCCTGAAGCGACCACAGTTGCGCGTTCCCCAGGGTGTCGTCCTTCAGGTAGTACTCGCTGTACCCCTTGCCCACCTGCTCCCAGACGTCCAGGCCGGCCGCCCAGCCCTCAGCGGTCAGCTTCTCGTCGGTGTCCAGATGTTCACCGTCGTACTCGCTCGGCGGAATCGGTGCGCCCCTCACAGCTCACGTCCCTCTCGATAACAGTCAGCACACCCCGGGTCGGGGTCCACGTGTTCGGCGTGCGGCCGTTCCCGGTAGTCCGGGTGCGGCACCCCGGCAACGCACATGGCGCCGCAGTAGCCGCAGTGGTACTGGCCCATCGGGACGCCGACGAGCTGCTGCGGCTCCCAGGGCCACGGGCAGCGTTCGCCCTCCTCGTTGTGCGGGGCACCGATGTCGAGGCGCACGCTCAGGTCCAGGCCGACGGCGTCCGCAGGTTGGATCTCCCACCAGTGGGTCACGGTGCACGCTCCTCGGCGGCCTCACCCCAGTAGCAGACCGCGTGTCCCTTGGTGTTCTCGTCGTCCGGTGCCGCCATGCCGCCGGCCTCCACCAGTTGCGGGTGCAGCCGCTCGAACACGTCGCAGCAGACCAGCTCCCGGCGAATGTCCCGAGCGGCGGCACGGAGCGCGTCAACGGCAGCCGTTCGCAGCGCGGCGGACTTCGCCATCTCCCGTACCCGTTCCCACAGCGCCTCGTCGTCAGGCTCGGGCTCAGCCTCGCGGATCCGGGTGCGGAGGTACTGCTCCACGATCAGAGGTCCGGCAGCGGACAGGCCGGCGCGGACGTCGTCGACATCTCGACCGCGCTCGGCGAAGGACCGGGACCACGCGGCCCGGTACGCGTCCACCGTCTCGTCGGTGATGCTCAGGTCAGCCATGGCCAGCCTCCCCGAGGGCCGCCTCTACCGCCTCGCCGAGCCGATCGAGGGCCAGCGAGTCCTTCGCGTCGATGCCGGTGACGAGGCCGTGCCCGTCGCCGGGGACGTCGTAGTGACCGCACTCGTGGTGCCAGTAACGCCAGAACGCGAGCAGCGCCTCCACGGCTTCGGCGGTGACTGCGTGCTCGTGACATGGTCCGAACCGACCGACAGCTTCAAGCGCCCGGCCCCATGGGTTGTTCAGGTTCGAGTGCTCCCCGATGTCTACTCCTGTCGCTGCAGCGATGGCCCGGGCGAGTCGGTCCGCCCACTCCTCGGCGTCGTCGCGTTCAGCGAGGATCTCGATCACCTCGCGTTCGGCGAGAGCCGACCGCTTCGCCTCGGCGTCCGTCAGGGCCCGCTCGGCCACTGCAACGGCTTGCGCCCATGAGACGGGAGTCATCGCCCTGCCCGCTACGTTGGCCGCTGCCGGCTCAACAGGTACCGGTGTGAGGGATTCGACGTCCGAAGCCGTAGAGACGATTTGAGGGGTCGCCTTCGGCTCCGCGCCTTCGGCGCCGCGGCCGGTCACGTCTCGCTCCCGGCGGGCTCGTACGTCGCGGCGAAGATGTCAGCCCGGCACGGGTAGAACTCGCCCTGGACGCCCCGGATGATCCAGTCGCCGGGCTGGGCCAGCATCTCCCCTTCGAGTGTTCGGATCGCCAGCGTGGTCGTCCCACCTGATCCGGACGGGTGATGGAAGTCGGCCCGGCCCATCAGCCAGCCGACCATCGCCCCGGCAGCGCCGAGGTCACCGGGCATCCACCGCATCGCCTCGATGACGACGGGCCGCTTCCGGTACCGCTGCGGCCCGGTCACTGGGTCACGCTCCCGGCGAGCCGGTCGAGGTCGAACTCCCCGTCCCGAACCCCGGTCACGAACGTGTCCCACTCCTCACCGGTGAAGTCCAGGTACACCCATCCGTCGATCTGGTTCCACCACCTCATCCCGCCGTTCTCCGGGACGATCGTGGACACGGTCTCGCCGGCGGCGAGCCGCTCCAGGAGCCACTCCCAGAACCCTGCGGTGAAGGTCAGGACCGGGCCGTCGGGGTCCTTCGAGTCGCGGATCAGGACCTTGTCCTGGTCGCCGCTGACCTCCACGCACGCCCCGGCCTCACATCGGCGGGATCGTCTCCACACGGTCATCGGGATCTCACTCTCCTGGTGCGCTGTTCCGGGTCGGTCCCGGCCATCCGCAGCACCCCCTGGTCGACGTAGTTGCGGCAGTAGGCGAAATGTGTGGTTGGCGGGAGGTACTCCTCGCGGACCCTGCGGAACGATCCGCACCGGTCGCAGGCGTTCGGGCGGGGCTCGGGGCGGGTCGGGCTGCTGGTGGAGTAGGCGGCGTTGTCCATCAGCTGGCCGCGCCGATCGGCGTCAGCGCCCGGCTGAACAGCGACATGCGGTGGGTCGCCAGGCCGCTCGCGTCGCCGCCCCGTCGGAGCGTGTCGTACGCCGCTTTCGCCTGTGCCATCACCTCGTCCGGCACGTCGTCCACGAACACCTGGACCCCGTTGCGGGATGCGCTGAGCATCTCGTCGCCGTTCTCCACCGCGTCCCTACCGAGGTACCAGCGGAGCACCTGCCCGTCCATGATGGTCGGGATGACGATAACGATCATCTAGTTGATCTCCTTCTCTGCTAGTGCTGCCCGTACTCGGGCTATTCCGAGACGCTTCGTGTCCTCGTCGACCTCGACCAGCTCGCGCCATGCCGGCGGTGGTCGGTCGTCCGGGTACTGCGGGCAGTCGTGGACCCGGAGCAGGTGGGCGTCCGTGGGTTCGGTGGCGAACGCCACCCACTTGCCGGTGCGTGCCGAGTAGAGCCAAGTCAGCGCCCGTCCGCAGGGTGCGCACGCTTTCGTGGTCGGCGGGTACTCGATGCTGAGCGTCATCAGAACGGAACCTCCTCCTCCCAGCACTTGGCGCACAGACCGCCGCCATTCCAGTCGCGGACGAAGAACTCCCGCTCGCACTTGGCGCATTGGAACCGCGGCATGCGGTGCGCCTCCCAGTAGTCGGCGAGGCGATGCAGCGGCCACAGATCGAGGCGGCCTCCGCGCCCCCACTTGTCCGCGGGGCCGGCCAGGACGATGCGCTCGACCTGGCGCCACAGCACCACCGCCGAGATGGCCGCATTCGCCGTTGAGACGAACAGGACCAGCCTGAAGCCGATCTCGTCGATGACGGACACCTCTCCGATCAGGCATTCACCCGTGTCCAGACAGGCGGCCAGCACGTCGCGGGGACGAAGTACGCCGCGTCCGTCCGGGGCGCCTGGCGTTACGCGCTGGCGCTCAAGGACCGTCTCGTTGTGCGCGACGTTGTACTTTGGCTGCTCTGTCCGGATCGCGACCTTCTCGGCAGCTAGCACAGCCTCGCGACTCTCGAACTGGGCCACCATCACGCGGGCAACCTCCGCCCACCAGGGCTTGTCACGTCGGTGGTCAGACAGGCGGGTTCCGAGATCGTTGGTGATCCCGACGTACAGCAACAGGCCGTCATGATCGAAGAATCGATACAGGGCATGAAGCTCGCTCATGCGGCGCGCTCCTCGCGGTTGGGGTGGCACCGGGGACAACGGGCGGCGGCGGCGCCGTCGTCGACCTCCACTAAGCGACCAGGACCGCATTGCCCGCAGGGAGGCTCCGGCGGAGGCGTGGTGACTGGACGCCGTTCGGCCAGCAGTGCGGCGAGGTCGCCGTTACCGGCCATACGCCGGAGGTAGCCCCCGAGTCGCTCGGGCGTATGGCGCCTTTGAACTTGATCGACTATCCATCTGGCGTCGTCGTCATCGCACCCGAGCGTCTCCGCGACGAATCGCTCCGCACGCTCGCGCGGCGATGATGACGGTTTAGTTCTTGGTTCAAGGACGGTTAGGCGGAAGTCGGCTTCCGGTCCCTTTGGAACCCCACTTCCGGTCCCTCGTACGTTGGACTTCCGGCCGGAAGTGGGCTGCCGGCCGGAACCCTGCTTCCGCTCCCCAGTCCCGTTTGTGGGTCTGGCGGGGTCGCTGACCTGCGGCTCCCCAATCGATTCATCACCATCGTTGCCGGCGCCGCTTCGGGCGGAAGCACGCTTCCGGTCCAGGCGCAGATTCCACACAACGGGTCGCTCGTCCGCTGCGATGTGTTGGACCAGGCGCTGATCGCCACGCTCGATCAGCCCGTCCTCTTCGAGCTGGGACAGGTCGTTCCGAATGCCCCGCTTCGTCTTGCGGGTGTACCCGGCGAGCGTTGCCTGGGACGGATAGGCGCCCTTCCCGCTCCCGTCCGCATGGTTGGCCAGCCCGATCAGCGTGGCGACGAGGTGGGGCCGGAGGTCGGCCGCCGCCTCCAGCACCCACGTGATGGCCTGAACGCTCACGCAGCCTCGCCCTTCCCTTGCTGCTGCTCCCGGCGCCGAGCACGGTGCCGCTGAACCGTCCGCTGGTTACACCCCAGCCGCCGCGCCAACTCCTCCGCCGACCGTGACCCGTCATCGAGCCGGTCCAGCACCACGGCGAGACTGCGCGCGTCCAACGCAACCGCGCGGCCGGCGAGCGCGTCCTGCACCGCCGCACGGTCCGGTTTCGCCCCGCTCCGCGGCCGGCCGCCCCGCTGCGTCCCCGCCGCCCGGTACCACGTCATGCCGCCCTCCGTTCCGGCGCGAGCGCCTCGTTCAGGACCCGGCGCCGCTCGGCGATCACCTCAGGCGGGTCGACGGGCAAGCTCCGCCACCACGGGGAGACGGGGCGGTCCAGCGGCACGCAGGCGGCCAGGACGCACGCCAGCGCTTCCAGGTCGGGCCGGTCCATGTAGGCCAGCCGACGGTGGACTGAGGCGGTGTCGTCGCGGATCTCGCAGGACAACTGCATCGCCAACGTGAACAGCGCCTCGGCGCGGTCATCGTTCGGGTGCTCCGTCACGCCGCACCCCGGTTCGCCCGCCAGGCCAGGTCATACGCGGCCTTCGCCCGCTGGCACGGTCGGCACGCCCGCTCCCGCCGCCGCCAATGCTGCGCGTAGCCCCGCTTCGTGCCGTGCTCCCTTACCGGGCCGGACGCAGGCGGCACAGCCGCACACGGCGAGCAGTTGACCTGCCTGTCGTTGCGGGCCAGGAACTCGACGCCGCACCGGGCGCACGTCGACGGGCCCCGCACCACGAGCCGGCGACGCTCCGGACCCGTCATCCCCCCGTACACGCCGGAGAACTCGCCGAGCGCTAGAGCGAACGCCAAGCAGTCGCCCCGCACCGGACACGGACTGTCGCAGTACTTCGCGATGAACGCCGCCGTCCGCTTCCCCGGAGTGGCGAACGCCGCGGTCGTGTCCTTACCCCGACACGCTGCCCGCAGACGCCAGTCCTCAGACACCGGACACCTCCCGGACGTCCGAGGGGTACTCACGGATCCGCAGGTCCTCAGGCCACCGAGACCAGTCCGTTCCCTTGCCGCCGCCCGAGAGCACCGAGCCCATCTGCTTCACGAACACCGCGGTGGCGGACTGGCGGGCGAGCCCGATGAGGTCCCGGACCCAGCCGAGGTCCATCGGGCGTGAGCCCGGACCGGACTCGCCGCCGATGATGAGCCAGTCGATCCCGGTCAGGTCCAGGCCGTACAGCGGGCCGAGCAACGGCTCGGCGGAGACGAAGCGCACCGCGGCCGAGGTGGCGCGCAGGTGGTCCGCGCGTCGCACGTGCTCCTCCGACTCGATGCTGGTGCCCAACCACACGTTCTCCAGCGGCCACGGCTGCTCGTACAGAGTCAGCGCGGCGACCTCGTCCATCAGCTCCGACAGCAGCGCCTGGCCACCGCCGAAGTCGTCACCGACGACGCGCGCCATCCGCTCCGGTCGCTTGGTGAGGATCTGGTACGTGTGCTGCGGGGTGCGGGCCATGACCTCCCACACCCTCGCCACGAACTCGCGTGGCACCCGGGCATGGAACAAATCGGACATGCTGTTCACGAACACGGTCCGGGGCTTGCGCCACCGCAGCGGGATCGTCAGCGCGTCCGGGTGCACGGCCAGGCCGAACCCCGGGCCAGACGTACGCGGATCGCCGTCGGTCTGGTACTTGGCCTGCCCCATCGCCTTGAGCCGCTTGGCCAGGGTCATGGCATAGCAGTTGTCACACCCGGCCGAGATCCGGTCACAGCCGGTCGACGGATTCCACGTCTCGCCCACCGTCCCCGCACGGTGCGTCCATTCGATGCTGGTCTCAGACATCGGAGTCCCTCCAGATCTCTTCCCGTGCTGCCTCGATCGACTCGGCCATCTCGGGATGGATGCCAGCCAGCACCGCGAAAGCGAGCGCCACCTTGTTCAACCGCTGCTGGGCCCGGGTGCGTAGTGCGGACTCGTTGTCCATCCGGAGCCGCATCCGCTCCATGTGCCGGGCCGCGGCCTGCGCCACCACCAGCTGCCGCTTCACCGCGGCCAACTCCTCCGCCGTGGCGACCAGGCGGTGGGCCAGCTCCGCACGCGTCAGCGAGTCCCTGAGCAGCGGCCCGTGCACGACCCGCGTTCTCGCCTCTACCGGTCCGGTACGTCCTACTGGGGTCAGGGTGTAGGGGGTAGCCATCACTGCACCTCCAGCACTGGCACCGGCGCGTCAGCGACCCACCAGTGCATCGGGAGGGCGCCATCGGCGAAGTCCAACTGGCGCCGCTGGGCGGGCTCGACGGTCCGGGCGTACGTGGGCCAATGCTTGGCCTCCGCAGTCACGACGGTCACGCGGACCTCGGTCCGGTCGCAGCGCAGGGTGTACGACGTCAGACCGAGCGCGAGCCGTTCGGGTACGTCCATGTCGGTGAGCCAGATCAGCTCGCATCCGCCGAGGACCACCTGTGGGTGCGGGACCAGCCAGCGGGCCGTCCGGATCCTCGGCGCCGCGTGGCTACAGGTGAAGTGGTAGAGCCTCACGAGGACACCTCCTCTGGTGCGGGAAGGTCGGCATAGTCGATGACCTGAACCGTGAGTCCTGCCCGTTCTGCCTGGTAGATGCAGTCACGGGTGCCCGGAGAGTTGTCCCGGTGGAACGCCAGCACCAGATCACCGCCCGCCGCGACGAGCGCCTTGTTCCGCAGGTGACCCGCCGCGCGGCGGTGCTCCCGCCACTTCGCCGGCATCGCAACCCGCAGCACCGGCAACGGATGGTCACTTCGACGGATCCACAGGTCCGCGAGGTAGTCCGCCGAGGACTCCGGCAACAGCCCCGTCTCGTCGTCCCGATGTGGCCAGCACGCCCCGTGCGCCACGACCAGCTCGTGCTCGCCCACCTTCGCCGCCTCGGCGGCCAGGATGTCCAGGGCCGCCCAGACGACGTCCTTGCGATCCCAGGACCGTGAGCCCGTAACGATCACGCGCATGACGTCACCCCGCAGACCAGGCACGAGCCGAACTCCAACGGGCACCCGTCCAGGCATGTAGGGCACGACTGGTCCGAGCAGTGCTCGCCGCTCGAATCCGTCTCACACTGCACCGGATCGCAGCGGCACTCCGAACAGCGCGGCCGGTAGATCGCGAGCACCCGGCCGACGAGGTCAGCGCGCAGAGCCATCACCGACGGGAAGTCCGCGGCGTACTCCAGCAACTCCTTCTCCTGCAACTCGTACCGCGCGGCCAACTCGTCGTAGCCGACACCCTGGGCGCGCAGCGTCGAGCACCTGTTGGACAGGTGGGTGACCTTCGGCAGCAGCTTGTCCAGCGCCCGCACGTATCGGGCCTCCCGGATCGTCTGCGCCTCGTACGCGGCCAGGGTCGCCGGCAACCACGGCAGGTCGGCGAACTCCGCGACGATGCGCTGGAACGCCGCGTGCTCGCGGGCTTTCTTGGCCGCCTTCGCATGAGCCGGCAGCGCCCGCAGCGTTGGCGTGTCCCCCGCGTAAACCTCGACCAGGTCGTGGACGAGGGCGAACTGCGCCACCAGCCCCACGTCCAGGTCGTGCTCGCGGGCGGCCAGTGCCGACGCCACCAGGCCGAGCATCACGGTGTGATCCGTGTCCGACTCCGGTGTGACGCCGTCCTCGTGGAAGGTGATCCGGTCGACCCGGCCGAACGCGAGCGAGAGCCGACCCAGCGCGATCACAGCCGCGGCCGTCATGACGGGACCTCCGTCCAGCGCGCCGAGCACACTTGGCAGTCGTCGAGCGGGCATCCGTGAAGGCACGTGCCGCACGACTGATCCGCGCAGTGCTCCCCGGTCGGATCTGTCTCACAGAGCACCGGATCGCAACGGCACTCCGGACACTGCTCCGGCTTCGACCAGCGGCCCTTGTCGTCGAGGTACACCGGACCCCACCAGGTCAGCAGCGGAACCTTCTGCGGGTCCTGCTTCCACCGCATCGACAAGCCAGCCAACCGGGCCTCGGTGCGGTTGCTTTCCGCCCAGCCGTGACAGCCCGTCGTCGCGCTGCCGCAGAGGATCACCAGGTTGGACGGCAGGTTCGTCTCCGGCCGCAGGTCCGAGCCACGTCCCCGGGCTCGTCTGTGCTGGCAGCTCCAGTCGATCCCCCGCGCCTCGAACCGGACAGCCAGGCCGCAGCGGATGCAGCAGCCACCGTCACGGTCGAAGACCAGAGCAACAACCAACTTCGAAGGGCCGGTTTCCTTGACGCGCTTCGCGCTCTGCGCCTTGCGGCGCGCGATCCCGGACTTCGACGTCAGGCCCGCCTTCGTGCGGAGCGGGGTCTTCCGGACCAACTCGGTGCGCTTCACGACGCACCGACCCGGGTCGGGATCTCAGACACCCAGGCGTCGTTGATGTCCTGCGCCCAGGCCGGCAACCGGTCATACCAGCCACGGTCAGCGCAGCGCGGCACCAGCAGCACACCACAGCAGCCGTGCCACGAGCGCAGCTGCCACGCATTCGTCACCGCGCCGCGACAGTTGCAGCAGACCCACGCTGGGATCGCCGTGCCGGCCGGGGTGAAGTCGGCGAAGACATGCGGAGTGATGATCCAACCCCGCTGATGCGGGTCGAAGAGGATCAGCTGCGTCATGGCGCACCGTCCAGTCGCCGAACCAGCCACTCCACGAACCCGTCCTCGGTCGGGTGCCGGCCGTTGTCCAACTCGTTCTGGCCGTACTCCTCGCGGAGGTCCTCGACCCGCGTCTCGATGTCGGTCACGCCGCCACCTCGAACAGGTCAAGCTGCACCATCTCGACCGGCGCCGCCGGCAGGTACGGACGCAGACACTCCGGCGGAGGCCCGAACGCCTCCAACCCCTTCGGCGCCCGCTTCGGGCGCCGCGGACGGAACCGCTCCGGATGGGGACAGCAGACGCACGACACGCCGCCCGTCTCCCGCTCCCCGTCCCGGACCAGCGCGGACGCACCGGCCACCCACTCGCGTCCGTCGTCCGTCAGACCACGCAGATCCCCGCCGTAGCCACCCAGCACCACACCCCGGAAGCCGTAGCGCTCCATGCCGGGCCAGGCACCGGAGTAGCCGTGCATCTGGACCCGGTCGCCCGCGGTGAAGCGGGACCTCGCCGGGACAGCGGCGAGGTGCTGACGGTCGACCGTGCCGTCCGGCTTGAAAAACGCGCCGAGCATCACGACGCACCCCCCGTGCTCAGCCAGCCGGGCCGACACCTTCGCGATGACCCGCCGGGCCGGCGCGCCAGGCGCCTCGACCTCGGCCTTGCCGTGCGTGGCAGCCTCCGCGCCGCTGGAGAACAGCGGCACCGGAGAGGAGTACGCGACCGTCGCCTCGTAGTCGGCGACCGTCATGCCGCCGGTCAGCAGCGCGAGCCGCAGCGACAGCAGGTGCTCGCCGGCGTGACAGCCGGCCCAGCCGGCGCACACCCGACCGTCGTGCCGATGGCAGGCGAAGACCCGTGCCGGCTGGGACGGGGTCGGCTCGTCGTAGCCGGGCAGCTTGTCGTACTCGCTGGCCGACCAGACCCCGGAAGGGACATCGCGGCGGTACGGGCAGGACTCGCACGGGCGCGGCGCCGGGCCGCGTAGGGTCGCCTTCACTCGGCACCCCCGCCGTGCTCGGCCAGCCATTTCTCGCCAGCAGCGTTCAGCCGCACCGCGTACGGAGGCCTCGCCCCGTCGCCAGCCGGGGCTTCGAGCAGACCGGCCACCCGGAACTCTGCCACCCGACCCGTCACAATCCGCGAGACGTACTCGTTACCCCAGGTGACGTGACCCCGGATCCAGCCGTGGTCCATCACCTGACCGGCCTTGATTCCCTTGGCCAGGGCGATACGGGACTCGGTCGGGTTCAGGGCGCTCACTGGGCACCGTCCTCACGGAACACGTGATGGTCGCCGGGAACGCGAGGACGGTTGAAGTGGCCACCCTCGGTCAGACCACAGCCATCGCAGCGGCGCGGGTCCGGCAGCCAATCGCCGTGGCCGCCTTCGTGGTAGCGGGGCAGGCTGCACCGGTTGTCGCCGAACTTCTCCGTCCGCTCGTCGTAGTCGAGCGAGTGGCAGACCGGCCGCTCCCAGTCGGGCGCGGACCACACGAGCCGGTCCGGTCCCCGGTAGCCGAGGCTCGCGACGACGTGCGTCGGTTGCACCCACATGCGGGTCTTGACGGGGAACCGGGCCGGGTGGATGCGGTGCGCCTGAGCGATCTCGCCGAGCGGCCACTCCGGGCCGTAGTCGACACCCAGATGCACGTCGCCGTGCCGGTCCAGCGCGTCGACCAGGTGCTTCTCCAGCGCGTCCGCGAACGCCGTTCCCGCACCCTCGGGGACCGGGTTCTTGTGGGCGGTCGTCAGCATGGTGAGTTCAGCGAAGTCGGAAGAGAAGTTGCGCTGGCTGCCGTCGACAAGGCGGTGGGTCGGCGCTCCGACCTGCTCCGCCCACCACTCAGCGGCAGCACGAGCGGCGGAAGTTGGGGCGCTCACTCGGACTCACCGTCCTCACGGAGCACCGCGCGGGCCACGGCGTCGGCATAAGGACTCTGCTTCCCCCACACGGCGACGAACGCCAGCCACTCAGCTAGGGCCAGAGCCACCGGCGGGTGCATCAGCGCGATGTAGGCCGCGTTCTCCCGGAACCTCGGCATGTTGGACACCTGGCACGCCATGACCTTCGTGGGTTCGTCGTCGATGCGGGTGGCGCCGATCCAGTCGAAGCCGCCGACCGGTCGCACGTAGACCCGGCTGTCCCGGGCGCCGAAACTGGGACCGACCTCCCATGGTCCCCAGTCGGCCGCCTCGGCGTGCTCGCGCAACTTGGCTGCTGCACGGCGGAGCAGGTCAGCAGAACTCATGCCGCACCGCCGCCCCGCTTGGCGTGACACACCAGGCACCGCAGGTCCTCGCCGCGCTCGTCGGGGAACGCCTTCTCGTCGTGCCAGATGTCGTCGTCGCAGTCGACGCACGAATTGAGCCCGGACGTGACCACGGGAAGCCGCTCCGGGAATCCCTCACGGACGCTGACCCGGTTGAAGGTGGCCACCACGCAGTCGGCCAGGTCCAGCCCGTAGTGCTGGGCGAGCAGGTCGAGGTACATCAGCGTGTCCCCGATCTCCATGGCCAGCTTCGCCAGCAACGACTCGTGGTTGTCGCTCCCGGCGGACTGCGCGGCAGATCCGGTGGCCATCTCGATCCGCCGCAGCTTCTTCACGACGTTGCAGGTTTCGCCCGCCTCGCCGGCCATGGCGTTGGACCAGTCGGCGCCGGTCCACCCGTCATTGGGGAAGCCCGGGTGCCACCGTTCGCAGCGCGTGCGGTTCGTCCTGCTTACCTCGGCGAACGTCAGGTCAGCGCTCACTGCGCACTCTCCAGGTACTGGTAGATCTCGTTCAGGAGTTCGTTCGGTTCGGCCGCCGAGTCGTCGAGGTTCGTCGGCTTGATCCGGCCTGTCGGCCACTCGTGCTGCCAGTCGAACAGCGGGGTCCGCTCACACAGGTGCGCTGATCCCCGGTGCTGCGAGCAGGAACGCCACCCGCAGTGCGGGCACCCGTAGACGGCGAGGGGTGGTGGGCAGCCGCAGTCGAGGACGGCCGTGTCGTCGCCGTCGATCCGGGCCCGGAGCACCTCGTCCAGGTCGTCGACACCGGACATTTCGCCGCGACGGAACAGCACCCGCCCCACCTCGGCCACGCCCCGGAACAACGCCGCCACGACCAACAGGGGCAGGCACACCGCGAACGCGGCCGCCGCTACTACCGCCATCACCGTCCACACCAGGGCGGCACCGACCAGCCGACAGATCCGGGCGGTCATGACCGGCCAGCCAGGTGCGAGCGCCACCGGTCCACCGTCTCCGCCCGTACCCGGCACGAGTGGACCTCGACGTCGCGGTACGGCGGTGGCGGGAACGAGCCGAGCACCTCGGCGAGCAACGCGGTCAGCTCGGCGATCCGGTCGCAGTGCCGGACCACCTCGGCCCGCTCGTCGGCCAGTGCCTGATGCAGGGACTCGTACGCGTCGCTCGTCGGGAAGGGCTCGCCGAGGAGACGTTGCAGCCGCTCCACCTCGGCGACCAGTGCGGGCACGTCGGCGCGGGCGGCGGCGATGAATTCGGCGTCCTCCATCTCCGTGGAGCCGGACACTGGGTCGCCGAGCCGGGGTGCCCACACGAGCCCATCGCGCTCTGCGGTCCAAGGCCCTGCCGAGGCCGCGTCGGCACGGGCCTTGATGGCATCCAGGTCCAGTTCAGTCACCGGACTCACCCGCCTCGGCGACCGGCCGCTGCCCACTGCCGGAGCAGTTCATCAGCCGCCAGGTCGGGTCCCCGTGGACGCGCAGCCTGCCGTTGTTCTTCAGCGTGCGGACGTTGCCACAGACCGGGCACTTGCCCTGCACCAGGAACGGATTGGGCTGGTACTCACGCGGCATCCCACACCTCCATCGGGTCGTGGATCGGCGCCGGCTCCACGAACCGGACGTGGAGTTCCTCGACCGGCTCCTCCCACGGCATGACCTCGCGAGCAGCGGAGAACGGCGCGGTCGTCACGTAGCCGTCGTGGTCCCGGGTGAACACGGGACCGGAGAAGTCGACGCTCATGCCGCCTGCTCCCCTCTGGCCTGGCCGTACTCGGCCTCACGGATCCGCTCCAGAAGCGCGGCCCGGTCGGCGGCGTTCCAGGCGTTGGTCGGCGACAGGTCGAGGTCGAACGCTGGGTACTCCCGGATCCCGTTGAAGATCGGGGTCGGCTCGTGGTCGATCGCCACCGTCGGTTGCGCCCACCACGGACCGGGCGGCTGCTCCGGTTCCACCTCGCCCGGCTCCGCCGGAAGCTCGAACTCCTCCGGCTCGACCTCGGCTGCGTGGCGCGGTCCGTCAACGACCGGCCACTCCCCCGACGAGTAGTTCGGACCAGCGGGGATGTCCTCCACTACGGGGGCGCTGGCGGCGGCGATGATGGCCGTCGCACGGCGCCGTTCCTCGGCTGCTGCTGCGGCTTCCCGCACCCGCTGCTTCGTGGGCCAGATCAACCAGGCAACGACGACCAGGCCGACGACAACGAACAGGGCACCAACGGCGGCGAGCTGGTCGACGGCGGTCACGTGGGGTAGGGCGCTCATCGTGCATCTCCATCAGCGAGGCGGGCGATAGCCTGGGCAAGTAGGGCGGCGAGGATCGATCGGTCGAAGCGGTCCGAGCGGGCGAACAACGCACCGAAGTCGCAGCGGGCCTGCTGTGCGCCGCGCGCAGCGATGCCGTTGCCGATCGCCAGGACGAGCGTGTCCAACTCCTCGGCGAAGGTGGCGTCCGCCTGATCAACGGCCGCGACGTCTGCGGGCGTGGAGCTCACGACGCCCCCCGGTAGGTGTCGAGGAGCAGCTCACCGGCAGGGAGGAGCAGCACCGGGTAGGTGCCGCCGATGACGTCTCCCTTGCAGGCGAGCTCGTGGGCCATCAGTTCCTCGACCTGCGGCGTGACCTTCAGGTCCCCGGCCGACGTGGACAGGTACTTCGAACCGGTTGCCGGGTCTCCGTAGACGGAGCCGTCGCGGATCTCGACAAGGAGCACAAGCAGGTCGTGGCGGAGCTTGGGTTCACTCATCGCGGCCACCCTCGATCGCGTACGTGACGGCCTCGCCCCACGGGTGTCGTTCGTCCTGGCGGTTCTGCGCCCGGACCAGCAGCCGGCGGGCGGGCTCGTCGGCCCAGGTCAGGAACTGCGGCCTCGAATGCACCGCCGTCGGGCCGTGCCCCTCGACCTCCCGCAACTCGTCCACCGTCACGCCGGCGGCTACGAACACGTGGGCCACGAGGCACGACGGTCGGTCGTCGACCACGTAGCGGCACGCCTCGGCGTCGCCGTCGTACGCGGGGTAGACGTAGCCGGAGCCCTTCTCCGCCACCACCCGGCGGAGCAGCTCCACGGTCCGGTCATAGGTGAGGTACTCAGCCATCGGACCCACCACCCAGCAGCGGGCCGCACCGGTACTCCACGATCTCCTCGGTGCGGGTGACCATGACCTTCGGCGCGTCCGGGTCGGGGACCTCCTCGACCACCTCGCGGGTGCCGGTCACGACCCGCTCGCACACCGCGTCACGTGCGGTGTAGACGTACAGCCGCATCCACCCGAACCCGATCTCGACACCGAAGTACTGGTCGTCGGGGCCGCCCGGGCGTTTGGTGACGCTGTGCCCGGCACGGGCACCGGCGCGGGCAAAGTCGGCGATCGTCGCGGCGTCGTTCACGTAGGCGTTGGCCTTGTTGCCGTACTGGAGGTCGGCGTACTGCATGTGCTTGGCGAGGTGCGGGTGGGACCGTACGAACGCGGCGAACGCGGCGATGTCGTCGGCCACTCGGTCGAACCGCACCGCGATCTTCTCGGCCTCGGCCCGCTGCTGCTCGGCGTCCTCGACCGCCTCGTCCAGGTCGATAACGTCGGCAACGACCAGCGGTCTCTCGGTGCTCACTGGGAGGTCACCTCCCCGTACCGCTGCATGGTCGTGCGGATCGAGTCGGCCACGGACCGGTCGTTCTTCAGGCGCATCGAGAAGACGGGGCAAAGCTGGCCAGCGGAGTCCCTGCCGCCGAACGTCAGCGCAGTCACGAGCAACCCGACCGGGAACGTGTTCGGGTTGCGGGTCTTGTCCGCAGCTTCCGCCTCGGCCAACTTGCGGTCCACGTCCGCGGCCGTCATCGTCGGCGGCTGCACGCACAACCGGTCCCACGGGCACGCTGCGCAGATCAGCTCGGGGGGGGTGCCGGCCTGCATGGCGTTCTTGACGTCGTCGTAGGTGCCCATCAGGAAGACACCTCCCCCTGGCCCATCCCGGGCATCACGGCCCGACGCCACTCGGGCGCCGAGCCGTAACCGTCATCGGGGACGAGCAACCCGGCTGCGGCCGCTCTCGCCAGATCCGCGTGGACCTGCGCGGCGCCGAGCAGTGCGATCGTGGCCTCGTCGGGAGACACGACGCTGGCGTCCTCGGCGGTGTCATAGCCGGCGGCCCGGAGCATCCGCTCCGCTTCCACATAGTGCTCGGGTCCCGTCATGGGATACTCCCTCTTGCTTGGGCGGCCCTGTCCTGGATGGCGTCTGGGGTGCGGGGCCGCTCGGCTTATCTGGACGTTTCTTCTCGGTGCTGCTCTTTGCTCGGACGGCGGCGGAGCCCTTACGTCACGCCGCCGGCCGGCGTCTACTCGGCGCGCTCGAACTCCTCGACATGCATCCAGTCGTCGCCCTGCCCGCCGGGATCGGTGAAGCGGAAGGTTTCGCCGCCGAAGCGGCAGTCCGCGTCACCGCAGGTACCGAGTTCCAGAACCTCGACGGCCGGGGTCGGGATCATGTCGATCATTCGGACCTTGTCGCCTACCTCGAACTTGCTCACGTCGATCTCCTCGGTGCCGTAGTTGTCTGTGTCCCGCCCACCCGGGGGTCCCGGACTTGGCTGCTCCGGTCCACTCCCACCGGTCGGAGGCGGTCTGCGGGTGGGCGGGAAGTAGGTGCCCCCGACCCGGCCGGCGCGACGTAGCGATCGCACGGGACCCCCAGCAGGCGATAGGCGCTGGCTGGATGTGCCGACCGGTCGGGGAGTCATGGGGTTCAGGCCGAGATCTGCTCGACGCCGCCGAGGCGGCGGTGGATGTAGCGCAGGCCCTCAGCCGTGATCCGGACCTGCCACGCGGTTTTGTCCTCGCCGCTGGAGCGGTCCTCGTACGAACGGGCGCGCAGCCGGACGTGGCGGGCGTGCGCCGAGTACGGCCGGTTGTGCCGATCGAGCAACCCCCACTCGCGGAGCAGCTTGAACAGCCGCTGCTGACCGGTGTGGATCGCGGGGTCGCGGTTCAGCACGAAGGCCGCCTCGCGCACCGAGTAGTCACCGTGGGCGGAGGCGAGCACGTCCCACGCATCCGCCTTCGGCGCCGCCGCTTCAAGCTCCCGCTCGATCTGTTCGATTCGCTCGACCTTCGTCGCCAGCTCGCGCAACGCCTCGGCGTAGGTCTTCGGCAGCTCGTGCTGGACGGGCTGAGCGACCTCGGCCTGACGCGTCTTCACCGCGAAGTAGGTCTGCGCCAACGCGATCTCGGGTTTCCTGGGATCGCCGTTCATCGCGACGAGGTAGGCCGCGTACCGGGTCAGCCAGTAGTCGACCCGCGCCGCGCCGCCCGTACCTTCTTGCCGCCTCCGGCAAAAAGCCTGGTCAGGGTCGGTCCCGGCATTCCGGCACGCTGCGATCGCTCGATCGATCGCCTCCTCGAACCGCCGCCACTGGGCATACCCGAGCGGCGCCATCAACTCGCGCGCACTCCAGTACTCGACGCCTTGGGCCGTCGTCCGGCGGATCGCGTCGAACGGGCTGTCCCCAGACGAGCCGAACAGCGTGAGGTCTCCGCTCACCGCTCAGCCCTCGCAGCCACGCACTCCGCCATCGCAGCTTCCAGCTCACGCCGGGCACGCTCGGACTCCTCGATCACCTTGTCGGTGATGTGTGAGTCCTCTGGCCAGTCAGCCGCTGACCACACGATCTCTGCTGTGGGTTCGGTAGAGGTGGTCATGCCGCTGACCCCTGGCCAACAGCGGGGCGGCCGTGCGTCCACATCCGCAGCGCCTCGTGGCTGACCTCCACGCCGGTCTGCTCGGCGATGTCCGCGGCGAGCCTGCGCCACGAGAGTCCGTCAGCGCGACCCGTAGCGATGAAGCCGCTGAGCGGGCGGCCGAGTTTGTCCTCGATCTCCGCGTACTTGCCGGGGATATCTGCCATGTCAACGACACTGCCGTATGGCACGTCGACTTGTCAATGGCAAGCTAATCGGCTGTTTGGGCAGTCCACGTGCAACTTTCGGCCGACAGTTGTCATTGTCGATTCGGGGTGTCATGGGTGACACTTCTGCCCATGACAACTAGCGCGGGAGGCGGTGACGAGCGCGAACTCGTCACCGGTGCTGGCGGCGCCGACGGCGCGCCCAAAGGAGCGATACCAGCGGACACGTTCGCTGCTCGGCTCATGCTGGCCCGCATGCACGCGGGCCATCTGTCTATCCGGGAAGCCGCAGACCTGTGCGGGATCGGCCGAGGGGCCTGGACAAACTGGGAGAAGGGCGCCCGGCCGGTGGACCGGCTGGAGATCTGCCGAGACATCGCCGACAAACTTGAGATCAACTACGAGTGGCTGCTGTTCGGCGGGCCGTTAACCGGACCGCGCGGCGTCCCGACCAGCAGGAAGACGAAGGGTGGATCTGGGGATACGGTGCCGTATCCCCATCTGGCCAGGCGGCCGAGCCCTACTCATCCGAACGGGCGACCCCGAACGGGCGCGCCGCCTGGCGCACCTCGACGGGCCGTCCGGCTGCCTACGCTGGTAGCGGCATGACGGCCACGGGTGGCCCGACAAAGACCACCGCAGTGACTACCCGCCACAGCACGATCACAGGAACAGCAAAGCCGCAGGCCAGGGACAGAATTCTTCCCATGACTGATTTGATCGATGCGCACCTCGCGCACATGAAGGCCGGTGGTCTGGCCGACAACACGATCGACGACCGTCGGAAGGTGCTGTACCGGATCAACCTCGAACTGCCGCTTGGCCTCGACCAAGCGACCGTCGAGGAACTGGCCGACTGGATGGCCAACAGGGCATGGTCGGCGCAGACGAGGGCCACCTACTACGGCCACCTCCGCGGCTATTTCCTCTGGGCGTGCGACCCACGCAACCCCAAGCTCGACTACGACCCATCCGAAGCCCTGATCCGTCCGAAGGTGCCCGCCACCGTCCCCCGGCCGGTGACCGACGGGGAGTTGGCGTGGGCAATGGGCCGGGCGAGCGTGCGGTGGTACCGCAACATCGTCCTCGCCGCGTACGCGGGACTGCGGTGCTGCGAACTGGCCACCGTCACGACCTGGGACATCACGCAGACCCGGATCACCGTGACCGGCAAGGGCGGCAAGCGGCGGCACATCCCGACCGCCGAGGTGGTGTGGAGCGCCATCCGGTCGCTGCCGCCGGGCGAGATCAACCCGGGACAAGACGCGGACGCGATCGCGCGGCACGCCAACGCCCATCTCCGCCGGATCGGACTGCGCGGCGTCACCATGCACCGGTTCCGTCACTGGTTCGGCACAAACCTGCTGGCCAACGGCGCGAACCTACGCACCGTGCAGGAGTTGATGGGCCACTCGTCGCCGGCGACGACGGCGATCTACACCCAAGTGACGGACGAGCAGCGCCAGATGGCGATCGCAGCGCTGCCCGCCCTTGCCCCGACCCCCAACTAGAAGTCCGAGCACGGACAGTATTCACCGCCCCGGCCATGAACACGACCGGGGCGGTGCTGTGTCAGCGGATGTGTCGCGGACGCGGCCGACGGAGCGTGCTCCGGATGTCCTCGGTGCGGGCGTCCAGTAGGTGCGCGATGGTGTCGACGTCGGCGCCCCGCTCGTGCATCCCGACGATCAGCTCTGTCGGGTCGAGGGTGATGCGCTTCCGTGGCGGGCGGACGTACTCGAGCCGGCCGCCGGCATCTTGAACACGACGGGCCAGGAGCCGGTCATCTCCACCGTGGGCGCTCACCACCACCTCGACCGCGCCCGACTCCACCGCCCGGGCGGCGCCCTCCGCAGCGCGGGCGAGCGTTCGAACCTGGTATCCGTGGCGGTCGCAGTAGTCGAGGCAGGCGCGCTGCTGCTGTTCGGGCAGCGCGCCGGTGGAACGCAGGTAGATGGCGGCGTGGGTCATGACGACGTACCTCCTCGTACGTAGCCAGAGTCACCTCGTGCCTCACCAACGACCGAGACGACAGACGGTTATGCAAGTTGCGAGTCGGATTCGCGCGGTTGCCCCGGCGGCGCATCGGCCACATACATGGCCTTACCTGGATGGGTCACGACGTAGCCCTGCGCCTCGAGCACCCGGATCGCGGCCTTGACGGGTGTCAGCGAACATCCGTAGCGCTCGGCGAGCTTGTCCTGCGTGGGTAACTGCGCGCCGGGCGCCAGCCGGCCGGACTCGATGTCAGTCCGGATATCGGCGGCGATCCGGCGCATGTACGACATGCGCGGCATGGTTATCTCCCTGGTCAGCAGGTCCATGCCACCACCAATCGGTACTCAACATCAAGTCCTGAGCATTCTCAGGATCCCGGGTTGTGCTCAGTGTACTGAGTACCCTACGTTCGCATAGAGGTCGCCGGATCCCTGGTCAGCACCGGCCCGGCGGCCTCGCCCATGAACGGCCCGGCCGTCCCCCTCGGCCGGGCCGGTCCGTTTCGAGCCCCCGAGGTGATCCGGGTGACCACTCACGACGAGCGTCGAGCGGTGCAAATCAGGTCCGTACACCTCCGGACCCGGCGGGGCCGGCGGAACGTGTGCTCGGCCTGCGGGCAGTCATGGCCCTGTACGGACTACTCGTGGGCGACCGGGGAGCCGACCCGGCGGTGGACGCGCCGGGACTGGGCCCGGGTCGCCGCGGCCGTCGTCGTGATCGTCCTGCTCCCCGGCGGCCTCACCTACCGGCTCCTGCCTACCTGGGGCTGGCTGCTGCTGCTCTGTGTGTTTCCGTTCGCGGCCGTCGGGATCCTGGCTGTCGCGTCGAGGCGGAGGTCCCGGTGACCGGTCCGACCGCGGACTGGCACGGACGAGCGGCGCCGACACCGGACCAGGTCGAGGAGGTGCGGCGACAATCGCGCGGACGACATTCGTCGGCTGGCATCCTGGCTGACATGCAAGCTGAGCTGCGCCACGAGTACGAGGACAACTTCGGCCTGGAGGTCGTCGGCGAACGCGACGGCGGGCGGGCCGTCTTCTTCGGCGAGGGGATCTCGGCTCCCGTCGGCGGCGAGCTGGACGCGGCCACGCTCAGGCTGGGGCAGGCCGGCTACCGGGTGACAGAGTGGCGCGCGGTCCCGGGCGGTTGGGATGGCGACGTGGAGATGTCGAGAACATAGTCACATCAGCCGGTCACCGACCCGGACACGATCAGCAGCAGGATCGTGCTGGAGAACGGCGCGGTCCACCCGGCGACGATCCCGGTCAGGGCGAACACCCGCCCGCCCCTGGCGTTGCCGCGGGTCTCGTGCTCACCGGCATGCCCTGCCGCCGCACCCATGATCCCGAGTCCGATCGGGGCGATGCACGGGATGGTGAGCCCGGAGATGATCGCCAGTCCGGACAGGACCACGCTCGCGACCGCCCATGCGGATGTGGTCTGCGGAGGCATCCGGGGTGGAGGCGGGTACGGCTGTGGTGGCGGAGGGTAGGTCACGCCTCACAGATGTACTCCGCGTAGAGACAGGCGTCACTCGCCCGATCGGTCACCGGTGGCCGGAGATGCGCTCCGCGAGTCCATGCAGCTCCCCGGTGCTGCGACGACGCGCCCGGTCGAGCAGGGACCGGACCGTCTCGGCGGCGAGCGGGTTGGCCCGGGTCCGCGCCGGCGCGAGCCGCTCGGCGGCCGCGAGCATCCGCACCGCCTCCGGGTCCCGTCCGGTCGCGGCGAGCGCGCGGGCGACGTCGAGGTAGAAGGTCGCGCGCCGGCTGACCGAGGCCACCTGCTCGGCGTTGGTGTCGTTGGCCATGGCCACGGCCCTACCCGGGTCGCCGCCATCGGCTTCCATGGACACCCGCCAGAAGCGGATGTTGGTCGGCCCGAAGTTCAGGCCGAGGGTCGTCGTCTGCCCGGTCGCGGCCGCGATCGTCTCCGCCTCCGCGATCCGCTCGGCCGCGCCGGACTCGTCGCCCTGCGCGTACGCACCGAACGCTGCGGTGAGGAGCAGCTGCCCCCGTACCTCCAACGCGTCGGGCAGGTCCGCGTGGCCGGCGAGTTCGGCGGCCGCTGAGTCGGCGAGGAGCTGGGCGCGCCGGTACAGCCCGCACCCGGTAGCGGCGTGCGCTCGGGCGTAGGCGGCCAGCGCGAGCATCACCGGATCACCGAGCAGCTCGGCGGCCTGCTGGGCGCGCTCCCCCGCGATGACAGAGCCGGCCGGCTCGCCGAGGTAGCGGGCGCCGAAGGAGGTCGTCTCGTGGGTGCGGACCAGGAGCCGCAACGCGCCCGGGCGGGACGGGCCGAACGCCGAGGCGTGGAGCGCGCGGATCAGGTTCGGTAGCCGGCGGGCTGCGGCGTAGTCGTCGCACCGGTCGCGGAGATCCCGTACCAGGGTGAACTCGCGCTCCAGCTCGTCGAGGCTGCCGGGCTCGCCGTCCGGGGCGTAGGTGAGGTCCGCCTCCACGACGGCCCGGATGAGCTGGTTCGCGGTGCCCCCGAGTTCGGCCTGTGCGCGGTCGGTCGGGATGGGCGCCTGGCCGGTGAGTTCAGCGACGGAGCAGCGCAGGGCCTCGGCGATCTTGGCGATGACGAACCGGTTGTCGGCGCCCTGCTTGCCGTTCTCGATCCGGCTCCAGCTCGCACCGGAGATGCCGGCGTGGTCGGCGGCCTGGCGGACGGACAGCCCGCGGACGAGTCGCTGAGCCCGGATCCGCTCGCCGATCGTTGTCGTCATGGAAGTAACGTTACACATCCGTACCGCTGATCGCGATACGCATCCGTACCGTCCAATCCATGGACCCCCACACCGACACCGCCGAAGCGGTGATGACCCGGCACCAGCCCAACCGCTGGTGGGTGCTGCTCGGCCGTAACCGGTGCCGGCAGGGCTGCGGCCGCTGGCCGTGCAACCGGTGGCATCTCGCCCGTGACCACCGCGACCGCCGGCTGGACGACGAGGCGATCCGTCGGATCCTGGCGGTCATCCGGGAGCTTCAACGGGCTGACGATGCGCAGCGCTGAGCAGGTGCGGGTCGGTGTGGATCCGGCGCTCGTCCTCGCCGAGGTGATGGTCCGGCTCCGCTACGCCGGCGTGGACCTGCCCGCTGATCGGTGCGCACTGGAGCTCGCCCACGACCACGCGGTCGCCATGCTGGCCGCGCTCGGCGTGACGGTCGAGGGCGGGGTGCTGGCGGAGGTCGACTACCTGATGCTGCGGTGCGTCGCCGCGGTCCGCGTCTGATGTGTCAGCTCGGCTCGGCCGGCCCGTACATCTCTCGGTACATCCGCTCGACGCTGGCGACGGTGACGCGGCGCTGGCCGCTGCGTGGCGGACGGGTCCACGAGACCTCCAGGGCACCCTCGTCGCAGCGTCGTCGGACGGTGTCCTCGGACAGTCCGAGCCGCTTCGCTGCCTCGCCGATCGTCATCACCGCTGGGGGTCCCGCCACCGTTCTCCCGCCTGTGTCGCGCCGTGTCGGTCTTGGTCCGCAAGTCTGGCAGACCTCGCAACCGTGCGCGAGTACCCGGAGTATCAGGTGAGTCCCGCACAGTTGGCAACTCTCGCAAACATCGCAACGCTATGGCAGGATGGCGGCATGCAATCGGACACCGGAGACGACATGACCCAACCCGCGACGGACCCTGCTGCACCGGCGTCGGCCCGCCCCTGGTACGCGCCTCTCTTCGCTGGCGACCTGGCCGCTCTCTGGCCCGCCATCGTGGTCGCGTTCCTCGGGGTCCTCGCCATCGCGTTCGCGATGTCGTACCACGGCCTGTTCGTCCTCGGTGAGCGGATCATGGGGTGGCCGGTCTACCTGTGCGTGGTGGCCCCGATCGGGCTGGACGTGTTCTCCCTCGTGGGCCTGCTCGCCACCTTCCTGACCCGTGACGCCCACTGGCGGGTGCGCCTCTACTGCTGGGGCGCGCTGCTGTTCACCGTGGCGCTGTCGATCGGCGGGAACGCGGTGTCCGCGTTCTGGCTCCTCGACCGGGTGGCGGTCGCTGACGGAACGCCGTTCCGGTGGGGATACGCGCAGGTCAGCGCGGTCGCGTTCGCCGCGGTGTGGCCGGTCCTGTCCGCTGTCGCTCTGCACGTCCTGATCGTGGTCCGGCGCCACCTCGACACCAGGGGCGACAGAGCCCGACAGGCCGAGGAGGAGGCGCTCCAGGCTGCGGAGGCGGCGAAGGCCGAGCAGGTCGCGGAAGAGGCGCTCCAGGCGCGCGCCATCGTCCTGGCGATCGAGGGCGCGTCAGCGGCCGACATCCGCAAGAAGCTCGGGCTCGGCGAGGAGAAGCAGCGCACGGTCGAGCGGTGGACGGAGACGGTCCGCTCCGCCCTCGCTGCTGCCCGAACCCCGGCCGTCGCCAAGGCGGCGACATCGAGGCGGACCACGACGGTCCGCGCGGAGCAGTAGGAGGTTCCGTGGAAAAGATCGACGAGATCGGCAAGGCGGTCCGGCTGGACCGGAGCGCCGTACGCGCCGCCGAGGCGAGGTTGGCCGCGGATGCGGGCAGTCGTGTGCGCGGCAACGAGGCGGCGGTCGTCGCACGGGCCCCGAGCTCAGGACTCATGTCCTGGAAGAACTGATCGCCGCGGAGAAGGTGTTCTGCAAACCGAAGTAGAGGAGATCGAGATGACACGCAGGATCGACGGCAAGCCCGAGACGGCAGCCGACAAGCGGTTCTACGCCGAGCGGGAGTCCGGGTACAAGGGCCCGCTCGACCAGGACGGGCGCCGGGTCCCCGAGAACGACCCGGGGGCGCAGATCATCCGCGACCTGCAGCGACGCGGAGCGTAACGCGATGGCGTTCACGGAGAAGTCGCGGACGGAGCAGCAGGCCGAGCTGGGACGGCTCCGCAAAGAGCGCGACGCCATGGCAGCCAGGGGGCTGACCAAGGCAGCGGAGCGGGCGAGCCGGACCATTGCCCGCCGCGAGGAGAAGGCGAAGTAGAGGAGATCCGAGATGGCGAAGAGCCTCGACAAGCAGCTGGCCGACGCGGCAGCGATCAGCGCGCGTAACACGGCCCAGCGGCATCCGGACAACGCACGGATGCAGGAGATCGCGAAGCAGCTCGAACGGACGGCCGAGCGTACGAAGTAGACCGCGGGGCGCGACCCCAGCCTGGACAGCACGGTCGCGCCCCGCTCCCCCCATCAGGAGGAGTGACCAGTTGACCACGGACCCTTCCGATCTGGGCCCGTTCGATCCGGCGAAGAAGCCCCGCACGGAGGCGGACACCAGCTTCGAGGTGGAGCTGGACGAGGAGCCGCCACGGCAGACCGCGCCGGTGTACGTCGACGTCGTCAGCCGCGACGAGGACCTGTTGCCGATCGTGCCGGCGGCGTGGCGGACGCCCGGCAACGCGCGTGCCAGCCTGCACAGGATCGCCGCGCGGTGGTGGCACATCGGCCGTTGGCATGCGATCCGGGCGCCGTGGCACGGGCTCCTGCTGCTGTGGTTCGCCCTGGTCGGGGCGGTTCGGCTGGCCGGCCGGCAGTTGCACTGGTGGTGGGTGTCCGAACAGACCGAACTACGCCAGCGGGCCGCGACCGACAACGACCCGGACACCTGGTCGCGGCTGACGGCGCAGGCCCGGGCCATTCGCCTGTACCGCGGGCTCGTGCTGCTCGCCGAGGTCGTCGGCCTGGTCGTCGCGCTGGCGCTGCTGCACCTCGCACCCGGCTGGGCGTCGGCGCTGGTCGCGCTCGTCGCGGTGCCGGTGCTGGCGCGCGCCGGCCGGCCGGGGCGTCGGGTCATCGGGTCCGCGGTGGTCACCCGCCGGTTCCGGAAGCTGAACTCCGACATCGTGCTGCGCGCCTACTACGCGGCCGGGCTCGGGCATCCGGACAAGACGGATCAGCGCATCGAGTTCGGTTCGGTCATGACCCGTGACGGGGACGGATCGCGGGTGGTCGTCGACCTGCCGTATGGAGGGACGTTCGACGACGCGGTCAAGGCGAAGGGGAAGATCGCCTCTGGGTTGGATGTCAGTCCGTTTCAGGTGTTCCTGACGAGGGACCGTTCCTCGATTCGGCGGCACATGCTGTGGGTGGCCGACGAGGATCCGTTGGCCATTCCCGCAGGTCGGACCCCGTTGCTGGACTGCCGGATGCGGGACATCTGGGAGCCGTTCTTCTGTGGGCTGGACGAGCGGGCCAGGCGGGTCACTCTGCTCCTGATGTGGATCTCGATCCTCGTCGGGGCACAACCGCGCAAGGGCAAGACGTTCACCGCGCGGCTGATGGCGCTGTACGCGGCGCTCGACCCGTACGTGCGGATCACGATCGCGGACGGGAAGAACTCCCCGGACTGGGCGAAGTTCCGGCTGGTCGCGCACCGAATGATCTTCGGGACGGTCCCGAACAGCAACGACTCCGACCCGGTCGGACATCTTCTCGAAGCGCTCCGCGAGATCAAGCAGCACATCGAGCGGGTCAACGACTTCCTGTCCGGGCTCCCGGTGACCGAGTGCCCCGAGGGCAAGCTCACGCGGGAGCTGTCGCGTAAGTACCCGCACCTGCGCGTATGGCTGCTGGTGGTCGAGGAGTTCCAGCTGTTCTTCGAGACCGACGACCAGGACACGAACAAGGAGATCGCGAAGCTGCTCAGCTTCATCATGGCCGTCGGCCCGTCCGCCGGGGTGATCCTGCTGTCCAGCTCACAGAAGCCGTCCGGCGTGGGCGCCGGGGACGTGCAGCGGCTGTTCAACCGGTACCGCGACAACCATGCGGTGCGCATCGCGCTGAAATGCGGCAACCGCGATGTGTCCATGGCGGTGCTCGGTGGCGACGCCTACCAGGAGGGCTACGACGCCTCCGCGCTGCCGGTCGGGCCGGAGTACCGCGGCGTCGGCTACCTCTACGGGGCGTCGGACGACACGCCGCTGGTCCGTTGGCACTTTGCCGACGCGGAGGATGCCGCGAAGATCCTGGCCGCGGCGCGGGCGCACCGGGAGCGGCTCGGCACCCTGACCGGTGAGGCGGCCGGGGAGGACTTCTCCCGTGAGTACCGCGACGTGCTCCGCGATGTGCGCGACGTGTTCTACGCCGGCGAGGCCTGGGTGTCGTGGCCACAGATCGCGGCCCGGCTGGCCGAGCAGATGCCGGAGCACTACGCGGACATGACCGGCGAGACGATGTCGGCCCAGCTGCGTGCCCTCCAGGTGCCGTCGGAGAACGGACGGGACAAGGCCGATGGCGGTCGGGTGGTCAAGGGCGCGAAAGCGAAGGACATCGATGCCGCCATGAAGCGCAGGGAGTTGGCCGATGCGTAGCCGTAGCGGCGTCCGCCTGATCCGCCCGCTCCCCAGGGCCGGAACTGGGCACTGTGCCGCCGTCGTCGCTACCCGCTACAGCCGCGCATTTCCGCAGGTCACCCACGTAGCGGCTGATGTAGCGCAGCCGCTACGTGTAGCGCCGCAGCCGCTACAGATCATGAGGGCAGCCCAGTGACAGCCATCGTTCTCCTGACCGCCACGGCGGCACTCATCTACGCCGCCGCGTGCGCCTCGCTGCCCTTCGCCCGGTGCCGCCGCTGCGCGGGAACCGGGGTCCGGATGGGCAAGACCGCGGTGCTCCGCCGCACCATCAGCAGACCGTGCCGGCGATGCCGGGCAAGCGGCAAACGTCTGCGATGGGGGCGGCGGGCCTGGAACCACTTCGCCCGGATCCGCGCGGCGGGCTCGCGATGACCGGCGTCGTGATCGGCCTCCTCATCGGCGCCGCCCTCATCGGCATCCCGGCGGCGCGGTACCAGCGGACCGTCCGGGCCCGGACGGACTGGGTAGGTGCCGCCCGGGTCCACAAGGCGGCGCGGCGGACGTTCTGGCGGGAGTTGGGCGGCCTCCTCGGCGCGGCCGTCGTCCCCGTCGTCGTGCTCGTGGTCCTGTACTGGATCGGCTCCCGGTGAGAGAGGTCGTCAGGGTGTGGCCGGCGAACGCCGCCGGGCAGCGCGCGGCGGAACTCGCCCTCGCCCGCGGGCAGCTCGTCCGCGCCGAGCGGGTCGGGGACGTCGTACGGGTCGTGCTGCGGGTACCCCGACAGGACCCCGACAGGTTCCGCCACACCCCGACACGGCCACGGCGCTGGACGTGGATCGCGGCAGGGTGTGCGGCGGGCGCCGTCATCCTCGGTGCGCTCGTGTGGCTCGTCGTCCTCGCGGTGGCGTGGCTGACCGCTCACGTCGCCCAGGTGCTCGGCGTGGTGGCCGGGTCCGTCGCGGTGCTGTACGTCCTCGGGCGGGTGGGTGCGTGTCCCGGTTTCCACTGCCCGGGGTGTCGGCACCGCTAGTCGGAGTTCTTGCGTGGCCGCCCGCCACCCACGCCCTTGCCCGGCCGCGCGGCGAGCCAGGCATCCACCGTCTCCGGCGTCCACCACGGGCGGGCGTGGCCACGCTCCACATCGGTGCCGTCAGGGGCCGGGCCGCGCGCCGGCCGGCCGGCCTTCGGGTTGCAGTACGAGCGCCAGGTGCCGGCCGCCACCCCTGCCCGGGCGGCGGCCTGCTCGGCGTACAGCTTGGTCCGCTCCATCTACAGGGCTTCCAGGAACCGGCGGTCCGAGGCCAGCCGCAGCGCCTCCGCCTTCACGGCGTCCCAGTTTTCGGCGTGGTAGCCGTTGTAGCGGTACCAGTTGGTGCGGCCACCACCGCGCAGGTGGTCGAACGTGAATCCGTCGTCGTCCTGCTTGGCGTCGAGGTCGACCAGGAGTTCGTCCGTGGTCGACATGGTGTTCATGGCGATCAGTTCGGCGATCATCCGGCACAGCGCCAGGTCGTCGCGGCTGAGTGCGGTGGTGGTCATCTTCGGCTCCCTTGGTGTCGGTCTCTCTGACACCTCAAACCTTACTGCACGTGCAGCATGATCACAAGACTTCACGCGCAGCAAAGTTTCTTCGTCCATCCGCTTGCCAACCTCACTGCACGTGCAGTATAGTTATGGCATAAGCAAGAGGGAGCCACCAGGGAGGACAGAGAGATGGCCGAGCGGACGATGACCCAGACGAACAGCTACGGCGACCTCCTCACCTGGATCACCTCCGCCGAGGTCGAGGCCAACTACGACCCCGACGAGGACCGCGGCGACGACGAGAGCACCTGCGCCACCTGCGAGCAGACGATCGAAGCGGGCGCCCGGTACTGGCACTGCATCGACACCGGCGACGACCTCCACGAGGGCTGCGGGCTGCCGGACTGGTGAGCGTCGGGGGCCGGGGGTGGCCCGGCCGCCCCCACCGGCTCCACCTCCGGATCTTGATACGTTTCAATCGCTGTTCAAAGTAGAACAAGTCAGAGAAGATCACCCGAAATGCGCGACTACATCGCCGAGTACGAGATCCCCATACTCGAAGACCGCGCCAAAGTCGGCGACCGTGCGGCTGCCGACCGGCTCATCCGGTTCTACGAGGCTGAGATCGCGGACATGACCATCCGGCGGTTGCGGCTCGTAGAGCGGCTGGCTGAAGCTGACCGCGCCCCGATCTACGCCACCGAGGCCGAGGTTGTCGATGCGCATGAGCTTGGGGACTGAACCCCCCGGGACAGCAAAAGACCGGCCCGCTACACGCTCCCGGGGGAGAGCGTGTAGCGGGCCGGATCTTGCGGGGAGGAGAGCAGCGTCTACGGGTGGATGGCGGGGACGAGGAAGCCGAGGGTGAGGGCGGCGAGTCCGAGGGACAGGAGGCTGGCTCGGGGTGGCGACCAGAACGCGCTGATGAGCAGGAGTACGAACGCTACGAGCCAGCAGAGGAACTGGACGCTCACGGCTGCGCCTTCGGCTTGTTCGGCACGACGACCACGCCGATCGCACCGAGGCCCGCGATGACGGCCTGTCCGATCTCGTCGGAGTCGAGGGCGTGGTCGGGCCACCAGCCGTGCAGCAGCACGAGTCCGGCGGCGGTGCCGGCGACGACGGCCTTGCGGTAGTGCTTCCACTTCTTGAGCGAGTCGAGCATGGTCAACTCCCGGGGTAGGGGTGCGTCGGCGTGAACCAGCCGAGCGTCAGGTGCAGGAGGAGCCAGAGCAGGAACAGCGCCAAGGGGATGCGGGCGAGCTTGACCGCGAGCGTCGGTCGCGGGTCATGTACGTGCCACCAGCGCCACACGTGCTCGGAGAGGGTGTCCCCCTCGGTGCGGTTGAACAGCGCCCATCCCTCGATCAGGAGGAACGCAGCGAACCAGCCGCACCAGGCGAGCGTCCAGCCGGACATGTCAGACCCGCTCGGGCCAGTGCCAGGAGCCGCCACGGTGCTCGTCCTCGCGCTGGAGGACACCACGGTTGAAGAACATGCCCTCGGGGTTGAGGACGCACAGGTCGACGGCGCCGACGTGAAGCGTGTCGTCCAGCTTCGGGTCCTGGTAGTTGTCCACCGCCGTGATGATCGCGGCGCGGCAGACGCTCGGGTACTCGCCGCCCGGGGTTCCGTAGCTGACGTAGTGCACGATCCGGCCGACGGACGGCTGCTGCATGCGGATCTCCTTCGAGGGGTTGAGGGGCGCCCCGGCCCGGTGTCCCGACTCCACCCCTCGCTGGATCAGGACATCTACGGGCCGGGGACATCGGTGGGCTACTCGTCGCGACCGAACGCGGCGTCGCGGGCCTCGCGAAGCGTGCGGATGAGCCGGTTGATCTGGTCGCGGTCGAGTTCGACGTGCTGCGACTCCCAGGTGGGCTCGCCGGGGAACAGGGCTGTACCGCTGGTTGTGATGGTGCTGAAGGTGGTCGGAGCGCCGAGGGTGGTCGGCGAGCCCGGGTAGACCACGTCGATCTTCGGGTGGCCCGAGACGAGTCGGGCGACGCCGATCTGGACTGCGCAGTCGCGCTGCCAGCCGACCTCGACCCGGCGGTCCGCGTCGGTGCCGTCGGGGTTCGGGTGCGGGTAGATGTTGTGCTTGGGCATCACGCCCTGCCCTTCAGGTGCGCCCTTCACGGGCGATGTGCACGCTGATGCGTGCCGTCGGGCCTCATGCCCGGACGTTGATGGTCAGCGCCTGTGCTGGCGCTGGACGCGGAGCAGGATGGCGATCCGCCAGCCGATGGCGACGGGCACGCCGGCGAACGTGATCAACCGGAGCACCGAGAACCAGGGCGTTTCCACGACCGCGTCGGAGACGATGCGGACGACGGACAGGCTCAGCACGACGGCCACGACGAGGCCGTAGGTCATGATGTTGCGGCCCATCTCGGAGCGCCACCACGGCGCCATGAAGTGGTACAGCACGCAGAACAGCCAGGCCAGGGCAGTCGTGATGATCACCAGGGCATTGCCGATGAGCACGGTCACTGTCCGGCTCCGAATGCCTGACGCATCGCCTCGGCGAACGAATTCCGCGTGCGGTGACCACGCAGTCGTGCGACCACCTCGGACACCTCCGCCAGTCGGGCCTTCTCCTCGCGCAACGCCGCTTCCGCCGACACGCGCGCGTCGTGTGCGTCGCCGTCGTGATGCCGCTGCCACGGCCACCTCATTCCGGCTCCCGCACCGGCACGGGCAGGGACCGCAGCACCGCATCGGCGGTCCGGGCGTACTCCAGGAGTGCGGTGAGCTGCTCGGCCTGGACGGCGCGGGCCTCGTCGGAGCGTTGCCACGCTGCTTTGTAGTCGTCGGCCCGCTGCATGAGCAGGCTGACCGTCGACGACGGTACGAGCCATCCACGGATCACGCTCAGCACCGCCAGCGCGAGTAGCGTCCACGGGCCGCCCTTGCCGAGGATCGTGTCCCAGGGCAGCTCCGGCACCCGATCACCCTTCCGGGGTTGCGCTGTCGATCGCGTGCGCGGCCGCCCGGTGCGCTGCGGCGAGGTCCGCGCGGAGGTCCGCGAGCTCGGCCTGCAGGGCCGCGACGGCCTGGCTTTCCGCTGCCGCCACGGCGTTGATCCGGGCGATGATCGCCGCCGAGTCCACGGACCCGCCGCCGGCGGTGATAGCCGCGGCGAGCGCGTCGATGGCGGCCTTCGCTGCGGCGTCGCGGGCGGCGTCGGCGGCGGCCTGCGCCTGCAGCTGCTTGATCGCGGTCACCAGCCACATCGGCTCGCCCGCGTACGGGCCACCGCGCACCGTGTCGGCGCCGGCCATCAGCGCGTCCATCCGGTACGCCTCCGCGATCGGCATCCCCGGATCCGGGTACCCGTAGCCCGACATGTCGTCTCCCTCACCGTCGTTGACCCAGCCCATGAACCTCGGCCAGTCGAACCGGTCGCCTGGGTCGCTGTGGTCGTTGCCGTCGAAGTCGGCGGCCGTGATGTCCGCGTGGCCGGTCACCCCACCGGTCGAGCGGCGGCCGTCGTGCAACGCGCGGACCGCCGCGCCGTCGAGGTGCACCATCGGGATCGCGCCGAGCTGGCACAGCTGCCGCACGATCGCCGCGCCGATCCGTTGGGTGGCCTCCGGGACCCGGTTCTCCAGGCCGCACAACTCGACGTGCCAGCCGCGGGCGTTGGCCCACCCGTACGCCGCCCATGCCGCCCGGTCTAACGACAGCGACCCGAGGGCGCCGTGCTCGTCGACGTACACGTGGCAGCTGGTCCAGTGCGACGACGCGTCGGTGCGGGTCGCGGCGTACCGGGCCTCGGCCGCCGCGGTCGCGGTGTTGCTGGTGCAGTGCACCACGACCAGCTTCGGTGGTTGGGCCAGCGCTGATCCGACCGCGGCGGTGCGGGGCGGTGCCGCGTACGGGATGCCGGGAATCGTCTTCACGCCACCACCCCTAGGCAGGGTCGTATTCGATGACGAACCGGAGTTCGTCGTTCGTGGCCCAGGTCTGCGGGCTGCTGTTCGTGACGACGCCGGTGCCGGTGTCCGCCACGATGCCCGTCGCCCCAACGAAACGGACGGTGCAGATGCGGGACTGGGTCCCGCTGTCGTTGATGTAGCCGCAGCCGACCGCGTGGTTGACGGCGTTCGTCGACGGGGTGATCGGCGGCGCGAAGATCCAGAAGCCGGAACCGTAGGTGGTCGTCGACCCGGCGATCAGCCGGAACTGTGCTATCAGCGTGTCCGAACCCTGGACCTGCCGGTACCGGCCCGCGAGGGTCCCGTTGCCGATGCTCACCGAGCCCGCGCTGACCGTCCAGGTGGGTGTGAAGCTCGTCCACCCGGGCGCGATCATGCCGTTGAGGTCGTCGGCCGGGGGCATGTCGCCGGCCGACAAGGGGAACGTCATGGGCGCCTCAGAATCCCTCCGTGCCAGAGCTGGACGTCGCCGCCGACCGGATGCGCGACCCCGCCGGTGACACCGTTGACGTTTCTTGTCAAGGTCAGCTGCTGGACGTCGCCGAGCAGGCTGACCATCGTCGAGCGGCTGACCGCCGACGCGCCGCCGGACACCGTGACCGTCCCCGCGGCTACGTCGGTCGCGGTGGTCTGGATCTGGTAGTACCAGGACATGGCGTGGTCGCTGCCGGCCGTCGACGACACGTCCGCGATCTTGGTGAAGCCGGCGGGGGCGGTCGTCGAGGTCCAGTCGTCGGACTTGTGGACGACCAGGATCACGACGGTGCCGTTGCGGACGACGGTGATCCCCGGGTAGGCGATGTTGCCGGCCGAGGCGTTGATCTGCGCGACCGCCGACGCGTGCGCCACCGGCTGCACGTTGCGGAAAGCGGCCAGCTGGGCGCTCACCGTGTCGCCGGCCGCCCCTAGGATCGGCTCGATCGTCGGCGGCGGGGTCAGCACACCGGTCTGATACGTCCGGGACCACAGCTGCACCGGGCCGTTGGTGCCGCCGAACTCGGCGAGCAGGGTCCACCCGGTCTGGTCGTTGGTGTACGTCTTCAGCCTGCCGGCCGCGCCGGACAGCCCGGTGAAGCCGCTGTCACGGACCGCCGCGAGCAGCAGTTCACAGTCGCCGGCGGCGATGCTTCCCACCGCGCCGGGGGTGACCGGGGCGTAGTCCGCGCTCGACGCCGTCCCGACGCCGACGTAGGTGGGCGTCAGGTTGCTGACCGCGGTGGCCGTCACCCGCTCGCGGGTGCGCACGGCCAGGTCGTACGGCAGGCTGGTAGTCGACCATTTCGCCGCCACCCCGGTGCGCACCAGCGGACGGCCGTAGGTGCCGACGACAGCGGTCGTCGCCGACGTGCTGATCGGCGCGAGCAGACGCGATCCACTGCTCGCGACCCGGCCCAGGTTCGCTGAGCCCTCGACGGTCCACGCCTCGTACGGCCGGTACGGCAGCAGCCGGGCGCTCACCTCGTACTCGAACCGGGTGATCCGCTCGGTGTATCCGCGCAGGTACCCGTCCGTCGTCTCCGGCGGCAGGTCGACGGGCTTGGTGCCGGTGATCTGGGTCCGCTGGCCGATCTGCATGGCTAGCCAGTCGTTGAGCTTCGCGGCGGCGGCGCCGTGGAACTGCAGGCCGACGACGTAGCGGTACTCCTGGCAGGTGCCGACAGCCGCGACCCACTGCGCGTAGTACCGCAGGTTGTCGTCCAGCTCGGAGTTGACTGTGACCGATCCGGACTTGACGACACCCTTGGTGGTCGGGCTGAGCGGCCCCGACGCGTCAGCGGTCGCCGACGACCCGCCGGACCGGGACACCGTGACCCGGTTGGTGAAGTCGCGGGCGGCGCTTGTCGGCTCCAGATCCGCGAGGGTGCTGTAGGGCAGCGACAGGCCGACGGCCTGGTTCGCCATCTCGGCCAGGGTGAGCATCTGCAGCTCGCCGTCCGGGTTCTCCCACAGCAACCCGCCGTCCAGTACGGACGGCTCACGCAGCACGTTCATGGCGGTGTCGGTCGGCACGTAGCCCATCAGCTCGCCCACGCCGCTGACGCCGGCGGTGGCCGGTATGTCGAGGATGGCTGCCTGCTGGGTGAAGCGGTCGACGGCGAATGCGCCGAGGCCGCCGCCGGCCACCTCCGACGCCGCCGCCGAACCATCCGCGGTGAACACCGCCAGGTGGCCGATGGTGTGGTCGGCCAACTGGGCGCTGGGGCCCGCAGTCAGCGCGTAGACCGGACCCAGGGTCGACGAGGCGAGGGTTCCGGTCCCACCGGACCCACCGACGTTCCCCCGCCAGACCGTGTACGACCAGTCGATCCCGGTGCCGTTCTGCACGGCGCGGACGTGCACCCCGAGTTGGTCGCCGAACGGCTCGTAGCTGTCGACGCTGGAGATGTGATCGAACGCCGTGCCTGATGATCCGAGCACCTCGGTGCCGGCGGCGTCGTAGCCCTTGAGGTTGACCACCGCCGGGGTGGCGGAGGTGAGCTCCACCGCCCACCGGCGTACCGCGCCGGATGAGCAGAAGATGCTCGGGCCGATCTCCACGGTGGAGGCCGGCCGCGACGGCACACGCCAGGCCCGGATCACCGTCCAGCTTTCCGGCGACGGCCGCGGGTACGCCGGGACCGGGAAAATGAGGTAGCTGTCGTCAGCGCCGAGCGTGATCAGAGGCTCGGAGCCGCCGAACTCGCTGTCGCCCGCGAAGGTGACGTTGTTGAACGTCGTCGCGTCGGGGACACCTCGGACCGGCGAGGCGATCCGGGTCGCCCCCGACTCCTCTTCGCAGGGCCAGTACGCGACCAGGTTGCCGGAGCCGTAGTACTGGACGGCGCGGCGCGCGTTGCTCTCCAGCACGGCGCCGGACTCCAGGTCGGTCAGGATGCCGTACGCCTCGATCGGGACGTACGCGAATTTCCGGCCGGGCGTCCAGCGGATCGGGAGATCGAACAGGTACGCCGTCGCCCGGGTGATGTTGCCCGAGCCGTTGTTGAACGTCACCCTGCAGGGCGTGCCGTTGTCGATCTGCCCGAACCAGGCGCCGGCCGCGTTCTGCGGGCTCCACCGCCCGTCGGCGTTGTTCGCCAGGAACCGGATCGAGGTCGGGTTCGCTTCGTCGGACCCTTCGGGGTATCCGATCTCGATGGTGACCCCGGCGCCGCTGTCGTAGAGGACGTAGGCGGTGACGTCTGTCCAGGTCCAGTCGGTGATCTGGGCCGCGCGGTCCGCCCCGAGTGCCAGCCACACCTTGCACCCGTTGGCCAGGGTCATACCGGCGCGACCCTCCCGTTGACGACCTTGTACTTGATCCGGCCGGACGTGAACGCGTCGTCGAGCCACTTACGGAACAGGGCGTCCAGGCCGGTGCCACGGGAGCCGCCCAGGGTGAGCTGACCCACCACGGCGCCACCGCCCCCGCCGGTGCCGGACGCGTTCGCGCTGGTGCCGGCGCGGGCACCCATCGCCCGCGCGGAGTCCATCGAGTTCAGGATCTGCTCGCCACCCTTGAACTTCATGAGCTCCGGGCCCCGCTCCCCCACCCACGCCCAGCCGGCCGGGGCCGCCGTGGTACCGGAGGCGTAGCCCCGGATGTTGCCGGTGCCGACCCGCTGGTCCTTGGGGATGCTGCCGACGGTCCGGTACTCGATGGTGTACCTGGTGTTGATCTCCCGGGGGACCCGGCCGAGGCTACCGATCAGCGCATCGACCTGCGCTTTGTTGAACCCGGCTGCGTACGCGGCGGCGCGCAGCTGCGCGATCTGCTGCTCGTACTTCGCGTTCGCCGCGCCGACCGCTGCCGCGCTGGCGTTCTCCCCGCCGGCGAGCTCGATGTCCGCGCGTCGCTTGGCCTCGGCGGCCCGGACGCCGTCGAGGATCGTCGAGGCGTTGTTGCGGCCTTTCTCGGTGCCGATGTCCAGCGAGCGGCCGTTCTCCTTCGCGGCCGCGGTGACGGCGTCGAGGGCGGCCTCGAACTGGATGGCCGCGTCCTTGGCGCCGAGTTCGACGTCGATGATGTGGGCCATCTTCGCGCTGAGGTCCTGCGCGGCCCGCGCGGCGTAGGTGGTCGCGTCACCCTGCCGGCGCATCGCCGAGGCGGCCTGGTCCGCGGCGACGCTGCCGGCTTCCAGTGAGAACGCGACGCCGGAGCCGGCATTGGCGAAGTCCCGGGCCGATTCCGCCGCGCCCTTGAACGCGCCACCGACGACCGGCAGCTTGGACAGGACGGTGAGCATGTCGGCGATGAAGTTGGTCGTGGTGTTGAACTGGCGGCTGAGCCACCCGACGACGGAGCCGATGGTGCGGAACACGGCGATGATCGCGCCGGCGAGGACGCGCATGCCCTTGACCGCGCCCTGTGCCGCCCCGTCCTCGGACAGGTCGTGGAACATGTCGGAGATCGCGGTACCGATCGCCGGCAGCGCCGCGGCCAGTTCGTCGAGGACCGGGCCTGCGGCCTTGAGCCCCTCACGCAGCCCGGGCATGACGTTCTCGACCAGCTGTGCCAACCCGGCGGCCAGCGGCTCGATGTGCTTGCCGACGTCACCGAAAGCGCCCTGCACATCGGTGGCGATGTCTTCCCATGCCTGACCGAAGATCTGCGCGGACTTGATCAGCGGCCCTTCGGCGACGTCGCGGGCGAACGCGGCGATCTCGGCGCCGATCGGGGCGAACGTGCCGCTGAAGGCGGTACGGACCGCGCTGCTCGTCTTCGCTGCCACGGCGACCACGGCACCGAGCACGCCGAGTCCGACCACGCCGAGCAGCGCGGCGTTGAGGACGCCACCGATCGCGCCGGCGAGGATGGTGGCCATCCCGACGCCGGCGCCGACGATGGCGACCTTCAGTTCGATCGGCATGGTGTTCCACGCCTCACGCAGGCTGTTCCGCAGCCCGTTGCCGTTGAGCTGCAGAGCGTTGTCGAGCTGCCGGCGAAACCCGAGCAGCCCCCGTTGTGCTCCCCGGAGCGGGTTCGCCGCCCGCCGGTTCGCATCGTCCATGATCCGCCGCAGGCGGGCCGCTTCCGCTGCGGCGAGGGCGAGGTCCGCGGTCAGGCGCCGGACCTCGTCGGCCGCGTCGTCGACGTTGCGCTGGACCCGGTTGGCCTCGTGGGCGAGGTCTTCCATCGTGTCGCGGGCGCGCTGCTCTTCGCGTTCGGCGTCGCGGAGGGCGTCCTCGGCCTGCTGCAGCTGGTCGACGAGATGCTGGGGTGCGGGTCCGCCGAGGGCGGCGATCTGGGCCTGGAGCTGACGGACCTCGTCGGCCGCGTCGTCGGCGGCGTGTTCGGCGGCGTCGAACACCCGGGTCGCCTGGGCGAGCCGGGCATTCGTGGCCGTTAGTTCGTCGCCGAGCTGGTCGGCGGCGTGCTGGGTGGACTGGATCGAGCCGCGGAACTGGTTGACAGACCGCCGCGCCGAGTTGAACTCGGACCGTGCGCGGGCCGCTTCGACGTCGACGCGGAGCTGAACCACGAGGTCACCCCCGCTGCGCGTTCACCGCTTCGACGTAGCCGACCGCGTAGATCAGATACCGGTAGGGCCAGCGCAGAACATCGTGAGGCTGGGCGTTCAGGAGTCTGGCGAAGCTGGTCCAGTGCTCGTCGACGAGGTCTCTGACCCGGCCCGGGTCTTCCTGCCATTCGCTTTCCTGGCGGCCCGGCGGTCCGCCCGGTTGGCCGGGGGGTCGGCATCAGTGGCCTCCGCCGGCAGCGGCTCGTAGGTGACGCCGCTCGACACCTGGATCTTCGGGAAGAAGGTGGCGGGCGGGTCGACGCAGCCGGCTTTGTGGCGGGCGATCCAGATCAGCGCCTGGCAGGGCCGGGTCAGTTCGCGCCGCAGGCCGCTCATGAACTCGGCCAGCGACATGTCCCATCGCTGTTCCAGTTGGCCGATGACTCCGGCCTCCTCGTCCATGATCTCCGTGAGGGTGATCTCGACCCATTCCGGTCCGCCGTAGCGCTCCCGGTCGGAGTCGCACATCCGGATCCGCGGCACGGTCAGCCCTCCAGGTAGCGCTCGATGTCGGCGACGGCCCGGTCCCGGGCCCGGGTGAAGTCGCGGATGTGTTTGCGGATGGTCGGCCACCACACGTCGAGGTCGCCGGTGGCCTGGACGGCGTGCCGCCAGCGGCCCATGAACGGATGCCGCAGCCGTCGCTTCCGCCCGACGATGAACGGCACCAGCCACCGTGCCTGCGCGGCGACCTGCGATTCCTTCAGCTCGATCTGCACCGATGCGCCGTCGCCGTTGACCTCGGCGCGCACCTCGACCGCCGACGCGATCCGAGTGCGCAGCGGGCTGCTGCCCCGACCGAGCCGGTTCCCGACCGGCCGTGGTGACGTGGCCGCCCACCGCTTCGTCTGGGCCATGGACACGGACCTGATCTCCCGCCGCACGTCCTGTGCCGCCGGTCTGGCCGCGGCCGACAGCCGGGACCGGAGCTGGTCGCGGAGCCGCCGCGGCGCGGACGCGAGCCGGGCGGCGAGCGAGTCGAGCTGCTCGGTCCCCCGAAAGTCGATGTTGACCATCGGTGCCGTTCTAGCCCACCTTGGCGATAGGGCTGGCCGCGTTCCAGGAGGCGGACACCTCGACGGCGCCGGCGACTGCGGCGTTGATCGACATGTCGGCGAAGACGGTTCCGAAGAAGTACTGCGTGGTGAGCAGGTTGCTCGGGTAGAGGTAGAACTTCCTGCTCAGCCCGTCGATCGCGGCGGTGTACGTCTGGGCGCTCGCATCGTCGTAGAAGCCGGAGAACTCGCCCTGAGCGTCGGCGATCCCCGCGACGTACGTCTTTGTGGTCTCCGTGAACGCGGTCACGTCGATCTTCTCCGACGTGAAGTTCATCGACCACGTGTTCTGGAACGTGATCGGACTCGCGGCCGCCGACGTGGTGGCCCCCAGGTAGATGACCGCATTTCTGCCAGCTATACGTGCCACAACGGCTACTCCTTGTCCAAGAGCCGCAGCAGACGCGCGGCAGCGTGATCGAACGTGCGGTCGGCGACCGCCTCACGCGCCTTCAGCGCGGCGGCCTCGCGGTGGGAGGGGTGGGACAGCCAGTGGCGGAGCTGGTCGGATGCCTGCTCCGGGCTGGTGAAGGTGGGCAGCATCGGCAGCAGGTCGTCGCCCTCCGGACGGGGGTCGCGGAGGAAGAACGCGCCGATGGCGGCCATCTCGATCTCGCGCGGGCCGACGGCCCAGCCCTGCGCGGCGCCGTCCTCCGCCTCGCGGCGGTACAGGTTGATCCCGACCTGCGCGCTGCGATAGACCTCGACCGCCGCGGTGTTGTCGAGGCAGTCGGCCGGTCCGGTCGCGACCATCCGTCGCAGCGGCGAGTCGTCACGGATCTGCTGCCAGTTGCCGCCCAGGAGCACGTCGAGGCCGGTCAGGTCCATCCGTTCGAAGAACTCGATCCGGGAGGCGTAGCCGGTGCCGACGAACGCCAAGTCGCAGGCCAGGACCGGATCGGGCGGGCCCGGGGTGTGGATGTTGGGCCGGTAGCAGTGCGGGGCGTGGACCGCGCGGGTGACCTGTTGGAAGTCCCGCAGATTGACCGGGTCGGTGAGCAGGACCAGGTCGCACTGCTTCGCCAGTTCGAGCTCACGGGTGTGCTCGTAGGGTTGCTCGGTCAGGATCGCGACGATGCGGATCCCGTCCCGGCGGGCGAGGGCGAGCAGGTCGGTGTCGACGAAGAAGCCGGACGTGATCAGGAGGACGTCGGGGCGGACGCGGTACAGGGCGCCGGCGAGCCGGCCGGCGGCCATCTCTGTCGCCTGCTGCCCGGACAGGGCCTTGCGGAACGAGTGGCTGCCAGCCTGGAGGAGGACGCTGTCGTAGAAGGTCAGGGCGTCGCCGAGGGGGTAGTCGACCACCTGCTCGCCGGCGGCGCGGAGCGCTTCGACGTAGCCGGCGTGGACGTCCTTCACGGAGAACGCCGGGCCGGGCGCGCAGGCGAGCCACCTCACGTCATCACCCGGACCACGAACTCGGTCCCGAGGTACGCCTCTTCGCCGGGCGTGTACTCCTGGTACGGGCCGGAGGAGGCGACCGTCGCCGCGGCGACGAGACCGCCGAGGGTGCCGTTGACCGCGGTGCGGATCGAGGTGGTCGAGCCCGGCGACGGGTCGCAGAACGCGTCGAGCTTGTCGCGGCCCGTCCGGTCGGATGACTTGCTGACCAGCAGGATGATCCCGAACAGCAGCGCGTCACCCTGCCCAGAGAACGCGTCGTCGTAAGTGGCTCCGGCGTACTCGACCACCGCTACGGAAGCGTTGCCCGACACGTTGATCGGATCGCCCCACTCCTGCGCGACCCGCAGGGCATCCAGGGTCACGAGTTGGGTCTCGATCCCGGTGCGGATCTGGGTGATGGTGGCCAACGGTCACCACCAGCCGCTACGCGATCAGGATCGGGTCTTTGCGGTAGGCGTCGAGCATCTCCATCGCCGGGTTGCTCATCCGGGCCCGAACGGCTCCGTACTCGCCGTAGCCGGCCACGCCGAAGGCCATCGAGCCGAGCTTGAGGTAGTCACCGGCCAGGATCTTCGCCGCTTCGATGACAGGGTGGGGGACGGCGGGCCAGCCCCACACGCCGACGATCTGGACCCGGTTTCTGCGCGCTCCCGGCGACCGGCAGGTGTACGGGAACTGGTAGGAGCCGATGGCGTTGACTTCGTTGTACGGCTTTTGTTCCAGTCCGGCGGCCGCGTTGGCTGGGAGCAGTTCGTAGTCGACGTTCGCGGTCCAGGTGGTCTCGAAAACGCCGTCGCCGTCGTTGTCCGTCTTGAGCGTGGTGATCGACACAAGGTCGGGGACCGGCAGGCAGTAGTA